AGTGGACTTCTTAGGAGTCTTGCTAACAAGTTTCTTTTCTTTAACTTCTTTTTTCTTTTCATCTTTTGCTTGTACCATCTTCGTAGGTTTCTCTTCAACAGATTCTTCTTCAGCCATTTCTGTTGGCTCTTCTTCTATCATTTCTTCTTCAGCCATTTCTGTTGGTTCTTCTAACATATCTTCCTCAATCATTTCCTCTTCTATCATCTCCTCTTCTTGTGGAAGAGACTCAGTCATCATAGCTGGTTTCTCTTCTATCATTTCTTCTTGTGGAAAAGACTCTGTCATCATCGGTGATTCTTCTTCTATCATTTCTTCTTCTTGAAATGTATCTGTCATCATAACTGGTTTTTCTTGTGCAAATGCTTCTTCTTCCTCTGGTGGCATCATTGGTAAGAATGTTGCAACTATTTCATTTGATTCTTCGTATACTTCTTCCATCATGACATCGTCAGCAAACATAACTATAGGTCCTTCTTCCATTGTCATACCTTCCGGTTCCATCATAAACTCTGGTTCAAACTCCATAAAAAATTCTTCAATAAACTCTTCTGCAAACTGAAACGTATCCATTGGCATTTCCATAGGCATTTCCATTTCAAACTGCGGCTCTTCATCAAACGTAAAGTTTTCTTCAAAGAAAAATTCTTGCACATCATCAAAGACTTGATCATCTAAATTTCCTAAATCATCTTGCACTTGATCTAATGAGTCTGATGCATCTTGATTTAATACAGTATCATCGTAGGTCATTGTAAGAGCAGCACCTAATAAGTTAGGACCACCTCGTTGGCCTGAACCTGTGTTGTTATCTGTGCCACTCCAAGACCAATCAGCTTTGTTTGACCCATGGTTGTTATAAATTACTTGATCATTGTATTGTCCACAATTCGCAGTTTGACCGCCAGAGTTATTTCCTGGATAACCATTACAGTTTCCTTGAAATCCTACTATCTCTGTTCTTGTTTGTGTGGTTGTAGATAAAACATTACCTGATGAGTCTTTTAATTCTATTGTGACTGTATGCGAGTCTGCGTTTCCTGATCTACCCTCACAATTACCTGGTTGACTATCACAGTTTGCAACATCAATATAACTATTTAAAGTTATACCATTGTCTAACATCTCTTGTGTTCTAGTATTATTTGTTAGTGGTATATCATCAACAGATAGTGTGGCTGTGCCAGTAACTTCAAAGTCACCACCATTACTATACTTGTATCCACAGTTAGCTTGTGATGCTGAACACGTTACATCAAATCCATTCATTGTTGCACCATTTGCTACAGTGCCAGAACCACCTGGATTAATTTGTTCTGTAGATGTAGATCCCCAGTCCACACCATCACCTGCATTTGGAAGTAAGTTACCTGTTGTAACTTGATCTGCGTTAGCAACAGTAAATAAAAATAAAAAAGGTATTAACCATTTCATTGTGATAATCGATCCATATGTGCATAGATACGTCCTATGACTTTATCAAGTCCAAGTATTTCTGTTTGCAACATGGCAACGATTGTTTGAAGTTCTATTAGTGTAATAAGCACCCAGGTACTAAGACCCATAAGTATTGTACCCAACAGTGCAATTAATGCTGTGTTAGTTTTTCTTGTCATTTTTTTTACACTTACAACGTGGACCAAATATTCTATCAATCCCTGCAGCAAACTTATCTAAAATACCACAAAATTTATATATAATTTTATCTATCATCTAGGGTGTTTCCAATCTTTCATTTTTTCTGCATTTGCTTTCTTTTTTTCAGCCTCTGCTTTTTCTTCTGCAATTCTTTTTTGTTCAGCTTCATCAGCTTTTTTTCTGTCATCCATACGTTTTACATATGTATTATAGTCTGGTCTTTCATGATCGTATTTACCCCATAATGCTTGAGCTTCTTTACCAATCTTACCATCTATTGGACATGGTGTGCCCGCTTGTATCATAGATTCAAACACTCTTTCATCTTGGCAAAGTATTGCAACAGCTGCAACCTTCATACCAAAATCATTTAATATTCTAGCTAACTTTAATCTTTCACAATTTTTATCTATAAAATGTTTACCACCACTAATACCTAAACCAAATGTTTGCACACCTAATGATCCACCTACAGCACACACATCTTGTGTCATACTGTTGTATGATGGTGAAGACGCTGATGGTGGTGCAGATTTAGTATTAGAGTTAGTCGTACTGTTTGTTGTACTATTAGAACTTGATCCAGACTGATAGGTTGTAGTCGCTGTAGATGTGTACCCACCTTCAATTGCTGTGTTAGACCCTGAAGTATTTGTCTGTGTTGAACCAGGGTAAGCAGGCTCTATTAGTGTTAGTAAACATATTAGTACTATAAGTATAGCTGTAAACCAATAGTTCATCCTGCTAACCTCCATTATCTTTTCTCAACCTCATTTTCATATGTTTTATCTACACTACTGTCTTTGCACTCACATCCTTCGCAGGTGCAAATACCATATTCCTCTGCATGTAGCTCGTTATCTTCACCACAGTGACATGGGTGAAAACACTTACTACAGGAACTTCTCATGTTATTTAATAATTAAAGCTATTACTAAAACTACAAACACAATAGATTCAATCTTGTGGTTTGACCAGTAGTGGATCGCTTTTGTTTTTATTTTATCAATCATTTTTTTTCTCCTCTATCTCATAAAAGAACTTGTCAGTATCTTCTGTTCTCCAACCACCAGTGTCTTCTACATTCCACTCTGATGTCTGGACTTTCCAATCAGGAATATTTTCTTTCACAGTGAAAGAAGGTAGATCCCAGATTAGTCTATTGTTAGGTTGTGCTGCATAGTTGCCATCATCTAGGGCAAGTATGTGAGCGCACTTATGTTCGTGCGGTATTTCCGAATGTTCGGTATCTAATATATTACTCTCTGGATGTGCAAAGTCAACGGTAAATAAATATTTACCATAATGCCATTTTTTATCTTTGCCTATGTACTTACCTGATGTGCCTTGTATTATATCCCAAGAACAAACAGCAGGATAATAACTAAAACAATTCCAAAGTTGAAGTTCATCAAGTCTTCTGGTTGGAACAGCTTTCGGTTCATAACCACGTTGAATAAAAGCCGTAATTGGTAAACGATAAAAGATTGCACCGTTTTCCATAATAGCATGAAATAAGAGAGCACTACCTGCAATAGAGCTAATGCCAAAGATAATACAGTCTTCAACCTCTCCGTGATGTTTTTTACAGTCATATAAATATTCTCTTCTTATTTGTGCATAAGTCGCTGGTATATTTGAGTTTAAGTAAGCCATTATATCTATCCATTTATTTCTCCCCAATTGTTTCCTGATTCATAATCAACTTTATTAGGGATCTTTAATTTAACAGCTTCCTCCATAATCTCAATAATTTTTTTAGCTTGTTCTTCTGACTCCACAGAAATGTCGAGTTCATCATGTATTTGTATGTGTGGTACAATGCCCTCTCTATATAAATTTAACATTGCTTGTTTAGTCATGTCTGCTGCAGATCCTTGTATTAATTTATTTAAAGCTTTGTAAGTAAATGCTCTTCTTATGTTTGGCTTTGTAGCTTTAGGATATTTTTCATAGTAAGCTGCCTCTGCATCTGCTCTACTCATTGGTGCAGTAAACTTACCATTGTTCCATTCTGCTATCTCCCATTTATTAAATCTACATTTCCTACCACCAAATGTTTTTATGTATCCAAATGCAGATCCATCTCTAGATATTGCATCCATTAAATCTTTTACAAATGGCACACTGTCATGGTATTTATTAAATAGTTTTGTGGCTTCATCTTTTGTAGACAAACCTAATTCTGCTTGTAATTTTGCTTTGCCCATACCATAGAACAATCCTAAATTAATTGTCTTTGCTTGTGTTCTAGATATGTTAGCCATGTCTGCAACAGTTTGATGAAAGTCTACCTCATTATTTTCAAATCTTTCTACTATCTCTGTAACTTCTTCATCACCCTTAAACTTTGTAGCTGCATAGTGCACAACTAATCTTGGTTCTTGTTGGCTGTAGTCAAAGCACCCCCACTTGTGGTCATTCTCAGGTATAAATAATGATCGTATCATTGGCCCTAGCTGCTTGTTCCTCGCTGGGATCTGCTGGAGGTTTGGATTAGAGTAACTAAATCTACCAGTCACCGTGCCTCCACTATCTCCTCTAATAGGATTAATATCTGCATGTATTCTACCTTTGTATTGATACTTGATAATCGTATCTATAAATGTAGTATGAGCTTTGTTAATCTCTCTAGCTTTTGCTATCTTATTAACGATAGGATGTTTATGTTCTTGAAGAAAATTTTTAGTAAAGGAAGGTGCTTTTGTTTTTGCGGTTACTTCATAATCTAGTTTTAATTTATCGAAAACTTTGGCAATCGATCTTGCTGCCCATATTTGAGGTTCTAGGCCTGTTTCTTTTTTTACTTCTAGGAGTAAGCTTTCTTCTTGTGATGCTAATTGTTTCTTTAATTTATGAGCTGCTTCAACGTCTACGCGCACTCCCTTAAACTTCATATCTATTAAACATGGAAACAATTGTGTTTCCAAATCAAATACCTTTGTAAGATCTTGTGTTTTAATTTGTCTAGATAATTTTTTAAATAATAATAGTGTCAACTCTGCATCTTTCTCTGCGTAAGAACCTACATACATTGCAGGTAGTTTCCACATTTCAGATTTTGCATCTATACCTGCCTTATCAGCTGCTGCTCTTAAAGCTGTTTCATCTTTTACTTGTCCAAGATAATCTATAGACAAACTATTAAGTGAGTAAAATAATCTATTTTCATCTACCAAAGATGCCATAACCATTGTGTCCACAATGTGACCATTTATTTTAACACCATATGCTCTTAGCCAACAGACATCATACATTGCATTATGAAATAATTTTACATTTGGTAATGCACATACTTCTTTTATCCATCGCATTACTACAGTTTCATCAAAGAAGTTTCCTTCTTTGTGTCCGAAAGAATAATAACCAGACCAACCCTCTACTGCTACAGCGATACCTACGATGTCTCCATCACCTATTAGTGCACCAGATCCTCTAGACTTTAGTCCAGGATCTCTTGTCTCTAAGTCAATCGCTATGTATTTGTGATCTTTAAGATTGGGAAAAGACTCAGGGCTTATCCACTCGGTCTGTGCTTCAAACATTAACTATAATCTCTTTCCAATATCATCTCTAAATAATGTATTGCCTTTTTTATATCGTCCGCTTTACCCTTACTTTGATGCCTACAAATATACTTTATAGCGTTGCCCTCCGCAAAAAGCAACTTGTTTTCATTTATAAACTCTGCAGGCTGAATCCTCATAGACTGGTAGTGCTTCCCACCTATCTGCTTTTCTAACGAATCGTACTCGACTCCTTTAAATATATCTTTACTTGTCATTTAATTCCTCCTTTATAATATTAATTTCATTGCAAGCTTTACGATATTTGTTCCACCAAATTACACTGTAAAAAAAATCATAAATTTTAGTAGGTAAATATATAATTATAAATATTAATCCTAAAATAGGGTTATCTCTATTAAGTTTTCTAAGAGCTTTTTTTGAAATCTGTCTATTTTTTTCTACTTCTATATAACTTTCAACCCATTGTTCTGTAAATTTTAATCTTGCTTTTAATAAATTTCTTGTTTTGTTATTCATTTAACGCCTTTCTTTTATACAATTTGTCAATTAATTTATTTATACGGACATCTTTTTTTCCAATTACTCCTATAGGATGTGTTTTCATAGATTGTAGTCTACTTATTCTATTTAAATTTTTTTTTATTATTTTCCTAAAAATCATACTATTGGTTCTCCTATTGTGTAATGATACTCTGATGATGGTTGCATTATAAATAATCTTTCTTTTGCTCTGGTTGTACCTACATAAAACAATCTATGTTCTGGATCTGGATCTTCGTATGCTGCTCGATAAATAAATTCATCTTGTCCCTCGACACCATAATCTGTAAACAAACAAATATTTTCACACTCCTTACCCTTAGATCCATGTAAAGTAATTAGTTGTACCTTTGGTTTAGTCATAAGATCGTCACCCCTTTCTAATAATGTTTGCATGTATTCTTTTGTTTCTTCTGGAAAATGTAATTGTTTCCAATCACCCTCTATCAATAAACCATGATCTTTTTTTAATTTATCTAAACTTACACTCGTCTCTCGCTGCACGGTTCTACCGTCAGAGTAACCTCTTGCTACATGGCCTTTCTTAACTACTAGATACTTGTATACTTTTTCAGCCTCTTCAGGAGAGACAACAGCTCCTTGATTTAATCGTGTCCAGATTTGATATACTTCTAATATATCGTTAGGTAAGTGTTTATTTGTTTTACCACTAAATCTTTTACCTAAAGAATAAAAATGCTCTGATATATTATTTAATAACTTATTAGTTCTAGCTAATATCATCCAATGACCTTCATTAAAATCTAGATCGTCTAGTGTTTGATTGTAATGAACTTCTCCTTCAGCATCTCTAGGTATCCAATTCTTTTCTATTCTATTTTCTAGTCTTTCTAATATTTTTACAGCTACCTTGTGGACAGCTCTTGGAACCCTTCTTGATATTTCTTGATCATCTCTTTCTCCTTCCTGTGCCATAAAATAATTAGGATCTGCTCCTTGAAACCCATAGATAGTTTGATCATCATCCCCTGCCATATATCCTCTCTTGCAGTTAGATTTTATATAATCAAAACATTTCCATTGATGTGGACTAAGATCTTGGGCTTCATCGAGGAAGATGACATCGAGTGGAGGACATCGTTCTTCCTCGACAAACTGGTTGATCATATCATAGAACTCAATCATCTTTGATCCTTCTTTGAATGATCTTAAATCTGTCTCTAGTTGTATTGTTGTATCTACATCTATGTCGTGATACTTTTTTAATTCTATCGCAGCATCTTCTATAGAAATTAATTTAGATCTAGAATATTGTATTATTTGTAGGTGTGTGTCTTGATACTTAGGATTACCCGCAAAGTCTACTCTAGTTTCAAAAGATATGTTAGACCACTCTTGGTATTCTTGTTTAAAACGATTCCATTTTTTACCTTTAAGCAACCTAGTGTTGGTATCAATACCACACTCAGATTTACCCATGGCGTGCATGGTAGATATATATTTTAATTTTTTCTCTGGAAATAATTCTACAATTCTTTCTTCTGCTTCTTCTGCTGCAGCTTTACTAAATGTAATATATACTATTTTTTCTGGTGCAGTATTATACTCATTTAATTCTTTTTTTAAATAGTGATTTATTAATCTATATGTTTTACCGGTTCCAGGAGGACCCATTATTTTTTTAATTATAGCCATGGTGATTTTTCTACTTTCGTTATTCTAGGGTTAGGTCTTTCTAATTTAATTGTAGGCATCTTTAATACTCTTACAGATTTTGTACCTATCTTAGGAGTATCTTCTTTTGCTTCAAATAAAGATTGTAATAGTCTCATTGTCTTTTGTTTAGGATATGTTCGTTCAGCCCAAGACTTAGTCTTTAATAAAAATTTCCAAAAGTCTTTAAATTTAAAATATGTAAAACCATCTGTATCTGTAAATGCAATGCCTCGCATAACATCTTTGAGCTCTTTACCTGGAGTTTTATTTATATAATCTGCTAGTATTTCTTTTAGCTGCACATCTAGTTTAGAAGACTCTGGTGCGGGTATTGTTTCTAAGTTTGCAAATAATTTTATCAACAATCTACGCCATACATGTTTTGCCACCGGCATCATTGGCTTACCTATCTGGTTCATACATGCTAATGAAAACTTTTCTGGATCATGAAGTGTTGCATCGTCTACCTCAACGCTTTCGCCATCTATCGATGCAAAGTATATTGGTGGATCTGAATCATACTTTCTAATCTCTGCTATTTCTGGTGGCGGTGTGTTATCTCCAACACCAAACTTTTGTAGTGCACATTTCTTTGAGTCACAGAAACTATGTATTGGTTCGTCTTTACATTTATAATTATATTCTTTACTATCTAAAGATCCAATTAAAGTATTTATTTCTGTTGCATCTAATGGTGGAGACATAAACTGTTTATTGTAAGTGAACATATGACTTTGCCATTCGTCTTTATCTGGATATCTTTTTTTTAAATAAACACCCACGTTATACATACAATTGTTTCTTTGTCCGTCTGGAACTCCATCACTTAATAAAGTAACTAAACAAGGAGGCATCCCATCAAAATGATCTTTCTTCTCCTCTTTGTTTTCTATTTTAAATTCATTTAACTTTTCTATTGTCAACGATACTTGTTCATGTAAATCAAAAAACTGATCTAATGTAAGAGTGTCACCATCTAATCCATATGCATATCTAACTGTTCTACCATTACCATGATAAGGTAAATTTAAAAAACTTCCTGTGTCCCCTCTATCTACTCGTATATAATCTTGTTTAGGAAATATCTCTACACCTGCAAAACCCATTGCAGATGCAATCAGTTTTAATTTTACTCGCATCACTGTTGCAGGTACAAATTCTTTTGTAAATAAAAATGCATGTGCCCCACCAGATTTAGACCTACAAACAATCATAGGTATATTTTTTTCTTTTAATTTTTGTATAAATTTTTTGTGATCAAAAGGATAAGTATCAATATCAATACAGCCCCACTTACATTTGTTTTCTTTGTTGATAGGAACAATACCTAGTGCAGGATCTTTACCTTCTAAATGTTCTTTCCATAATTTTTTTGTTACAGGATTAGATATTGTAAATGATTTAGTTTTGTGTTTACCTTTTTCACTGAATTGGTCTGTCTTAACGGTTTGACCATAGGCACTAGTCAAGCCTTCAAATATTTTTATAAATTTATCTAGTTCTACCATTTCCACTCTATAACGTAGGCGGTCACAGTCTCCCATGACCGCCTACTATTCACACTATTTGCTAGCTAAACTAGTGTAAAATTTCTTAGCACGTTCATACATTGAAGGATCTTTTACAGGTCCCTCTTTAACAACGTTGTAACCATACCACTGATTACCCTTACCAGAATTTAACACTGTAGTTAGTTTGTAAGAATGGCTAAATGATGGCGGTGTGTATGGACCGTTCTTTCCATCAAGAGAAATGGACATCATCATTGAGTTCCATTTTCTGCTAATCTTACCTTGTGATGAACTCATAGATATAAGAGCTTGTTCAGCTCCATCATCTCCAACAATTATTACATAATGTTGGCCAACAGTTAAAATGTAATGACCATTTTCTAATCGATCTTTACCTCCACCGTCTTGAGTTGTTTGAGCTAAAATATCAGAGCCATCTGGAAAGATATTTTCTGGTCTACCAGAACCTGTTCCAAAGTCAGCCCATTCTTGATACTCTAGTTTGTAATGGCAAGGAATAACTGATACTCCTTTTGCTCCATCATACAATTGTTTTGTAACTGTATTTAAAAGCATTCCAGGCTCTGCACCTTCAACATAATTTTGATTACGTTTCTGTGCCTCACCTGAACCATTTTGTAAAAGTTTTAAGATAGGTAAAGCCAAACTAGTTGTCTTTACATTCTCAAAACCTGCTGCAGAATCATCTTCAAACAATATTGTTGAAGGTAGCTCTGCCTCTTTCTTTATTGCTACTTGCTTCTCTTCACTCATTTCTATCTCCTAGTGATTTTTGTACTGTTACCTGCGTAGGTTTTAAATAAATCAGAGGGCATCTCACGTCCAGCTTCGAGACGCTCCCTGACTACTGCTTTAAGTGTCTGAGCATGAACCCCTATTTTCTGGACTGGTTCATAACCCTGACCTTTTGCAAGGTTTGCGTATTCGCTTGCCTTGTTGTCTTCGCCTCGACCAAAGGTAACGGTAACATCGTTTTTAATGATGTCACCTAGGTCGTTTTCTCGAAGCCATTGAAAAGCTTTATCCTGAAACTCAGGTAAGATAGAAGCACTATAGAATTTTTTTATTTCTACAGCCTCGCCATCCTTAAGCTTTAATTTTGTAATATGCATTTTTTCCATCATCTCTGGTATTTCAAATTGAGATAATTGTTTTGCTTGTTCTTTTAGTTTAGAAACGC